CTGTTCTGTCAACTGAAAAAATCTTCTAGGGATGACACTGGTTCAGTTGACCATCCTATCTTTTCAAGAATTAATCTGAGAGGTTCGATGAATGATTTGTCAAATTGTAAATCATAATCTATGTAAGGATGGAGTTCAAACTCTCTAGGTAAAGTATTAATAAATCCTATGACATTCTCTTTGATTGGATTTGGTATCTTTAGATATAGAAATCTAATATTCTCACCGCTTTGAATTGGTTCGAATTGCATATCTAATCCTTTTTGTTTTACTAAATGGTTGAACATAATAGATGCTCGAACATGCATTGGTGTTCCTTTCTTGTATATTGAAACTGCATTCTCGTATTCATGAATACCATTTACTCTTCTAGGGAATGCAATATCATATGGTTCAAGTTCTTTGAATTCTTTTCTTGCATCCTCTACAAACTTATGTACAAGTTTTTCATCACCCTTCATAACAACCTTCAAAGCATCTTCTAACTTACTACGAACCCAAGCTGGTGTGGATGACTTTGCAGTTTCGATACCCATCATCTTAAGTTTAGGTTCTGCAAGTCTTACACCTTCATTGTCATATACATTCAGAATGTATCTTTTCTTTGCAGTCCATATACCTTTATCTGCAATTACCTCACGACCCATGACCATCTTGTTTTGATATGCATTTGTATAATCTGCAAGTTCTTCATAACACTTATTGATTACATCTTGCATTTTACCTTTTGCAACTTGGTCAAGGAAGTCAATAGGATTTTTTGGTTGAACACTCTTGATTAATTCATCAAACCTTACATAGATTGAATCAGTATCGATTGCAACCACATAATCATCCTCTGTACCTAAAATGGTATTTAAGTACTTGTTAACTGCATTTTCAACCCATTTGATTGCAAGTTGACCACTACTTGTAACTGCTTCTGCAAGTGATACTTCAAAATATCTAAACCACTCATTACCAATTGCACCATAAGCACTGTTCAAAGAAATCTTACGAACCATTTGATTGTTATATGCAATTGCAATCTTTCTGTTCAATTCTTGTTTTCTTCTAGGGTCATCTGTTGTCTCAAACTCCTTTTGGTGTTCAATCATCTTTTTCTTCCACAACACCCTTTCATCATACAAGTTCTCTAAAATNTCTGGAAGAAATCCTTGTTTTCGTTTACTGAATCTTGCACCATTTGGTGTTGTTGCATAGTGACTTTGTATATCGATTTCTTTATTCAACATCCTGTCTACTGATAAACTTGTACTAGAAGATTCTACGGCTGTTTCTGGACTGATATTGTATTGCATAATCAAGTGAGGATATAGAGAGTTTAAATCAAATGATACAACCCACTCATGCATTCCTACCTGTGGTTCTTTGACATATGCACCCATGAACTTTTGTTTTTTAGGTTGACCTGTCCTTGATGGTGGTACAATAATGTTCTGTTGTTTTAGACGATTAAAGATTAGAATATCCCAGTATCTTACTTGTCTGAATGCATCTAGATAGTTACACTTTGCAGAATAAGACATTGCAAGTAATAGACCCATCAATCCTAGTTTATCTTCTAGTTCCTCAACCAAGGTAACATCACGAACATTATATTCTAGAAACTTCTGATAATCTTTCTTATAGAAAAGATGCATTGCACCAAACTCTTCGTAATTAATTTTACCCTTACCAAGTTCTACTTGACAAATGTTTTCTAGTTTATAACTATCTCTTCTTTTAAATGTAAACTTCTGATAAAGTTGCAAGTAATCTACAACCTCAATACCTGTTAGTGTATAAGCTTGTTGTTTCTTGTTGAATGTATCCCACTCACGAACTGTTGTAATATTCCATGGAGATAGTTGGTCTGCAACTGTACTTCCAAATAGTTTGTTGAATCTATTGTAAAGATAAGTTATATCGAACTGGTCAACATTCCAACCAGTAATGATATCTGGATAATTCTTTTTATATTCTTCTAGAAAAGTTTTGAGAAGTTGTTTCTCGTTTTGACAATAAAAGTATTTAATGTCTGGGTCATTATGTTCCCATGGTTGTGTACCAAACACATACTTGGTAGGATTACCAAAAAACTTGTAGGTTATTGCATTGATTTCTTCTGCAGCTTCTGTTGGTTCTGGGAATCCATTTTCACATTCACATTCTATATCAAGGTTCATGATACGAACATGTCTCATCATCCATTCAATATCTTGAGGGAAATGTTCTGCAATGTATGCGTATGGATGTCTTTCAATCCCATGAACATCAAACCCTTCAACATCTTTCCACTTCTCACGAAACTGTCGTGCTTGTGCAATAGAACCAAACTTTTTGGGTTCTAGGTTTTTACCTGTGATACTTCTAAAGGATGAATCTTTATTTGTTGGAACATAGAATGTAGGTTTGTATTGTACTTGTTTTTGCAAATACTCACCATCCTTGAACTCACGAACAAGTATTAAGTTTCTATGTTGATAGACATTTGTATAAAAGTGCATATATCTAGTATACTACTAGTTTTGAATTTAGTCAATTGAATTGCAATCATTGAAACGATTTTGTAATACTTCAATGTGATGTTCTGCTTCTGCAATCTTTCTTAATTGTGTATGGATTGCATCAAGGACATCTGGATGTTCTCCTATACCTGCTGGGTTTGTCAAATATATTTCTACATTTGCTTCTGCCTCTGCAATAACTCCTAGATATTTTTGATGTAATGCTTTGACTATTTGGTATTTCATGTTACTATCTGTGGGGTTGGTGGTGTAATTACTTGTCCAGTGATTGACTCGTATTGATTACGAAGTTTTGTCTCTGGTTCTGCTGTAAATACTATGTTCTTATGATTGACAATAATTGTATCTTTGTCTGCCATAGAACCATAAGGTACTAATTGAATATTAAATCCTTTTTCAGTTTCCCTCATTAAAATCCCTAAAGGATGTTTTAAAGTAACTGTAGATTCACCTTCATCAATATATTCTGTTACAAGTTCTTCACCTGTGACTAATTTTAAATATTTTATATTCATACTTCCTCTAACATTGTCATTAATCGTTCTGCACGATTAGTAACTTGGTTGTACCATCTAGAGTCTCTTCCTTCAACTGCAGCTTGTTTCCAATCGTTAGATTCAATTGCAGACTTAAAGTTTTTAAACTTAGATAGTCTTGTCATACCCATGTTAAAGGTCATATTAACTAAAACTCTTTGAACCTCATCTGGATAATTTTCTAAATCTGGATAAAGTTTTGCACACTCTTCTACATGTTCTGCAAAGTCATGTTCCCATACTTCATCCACTCTTTCTTGGGATACTGGTGTACCCACTTCTTGTCCAAACTCTGGGTCTGAATCTTTTACTAGGTGACCAATTCCAAAGGTGGGATAACCTAAATGGTCTTTGTATATTTCATAGACGACACCTTCGTCTCTTGTAATTTCTTCTCTAAGTTTCGTTGGATTTTTTATCATCTTTGAGTAACTCCACGGCTTTATCACCTTGTTCTTGTAACATTTCAATAAGTATATCACCCATGATTTGATTGAATTCCTTATCATCCGATATGGTTTCTTTCAATGAGTCTGGACACTTACGAACTGCTCTAGTAAAATTAATTGTTGGTGGTTCATCACCTTCCACTGGAAGGAATTGAACTTCACCATAGGTATATATGACTCCTTCATATTTACCCTCAGTTATTTCTATACCATTCTCACCATCATTTGCATTGACGACAAGTTTGTGTTTTGGTATAGACATTACTGTGCTTTGTAAACTTGATTTACGATTTTAGATTTCACTTCTCTAGTGTTAACCTTAACACCAAGTTCATTTCCCTTTTCCACCAATTGTGCTTTTGTAAGTGCAGTCAATCTTGCCTTAGAAAGTTTTGCAACTTTTGGTTCTTTCACTGCTACTGGTGTATTATCCAAAGGTGAATTTGAGACTGTACTGTATACTAAGTATCCAAGTGCAGCTAAAATGATTATTCCAATCACATATTCCATAATTATTCCTCGTTATCTGATTCTTCTGAATCATTGTTTACAAAATTCAAACCAAAGTGGTCTCTTACTTCTTCTAAGAATACCTCTGGTTTGCTCTTTTCATATGGGTCTGTCTGACAGTTATCCTGTAGGTTAGGTTCAATACTTATTAGTTCGACTGTTCCTTCACAAACTAACATTGCATATCTCCAAGACCTTAACCCAAATCCTAGATTTTCTTTTCTAACAAGAAGACCTAGTTGTCTTGCAAGGTCACCATTACCATCTGGTAAAGGTTTCACTTTTTCAATACCTTGCTGTTCGAACCATGCATTCATGACGAATGTATCGTTTACAGATGTACAGTAAACTTCGTCTACACCAGCTTCTAAAAACTGGTCATACATTTCTTCGAAAGTAGGTAGTTGGAAAGTAGAACATGTTGGTGTGAATGCTCCAGGCAAACCAAACACCACAATGGTCTTATCTTCCATTAAATTATCTAAATGAACATCAACCCAGTCTCCATCTTTTCTAGATTGGAAAACTACATTTGAAAGGTCATTCATATTTCCTTTATTTAACATAATAAAAATACCTCGTTAATTTTTTATAACTATATTTAGTATACCACGAGACTGGGTTGTGTCAACCTTTTATTTACTATTGAAACCCCATCCATGTTCTGTTAAGAACTCTTTAGGTAATTTCTTACTCCCAATAGAAATCTTTNTAGGTTTCTTTTCNTCTGGAATAATTTTAGTAATAGGAATTCCAAGAATACCATCTTGTATAGATGCAGAACCAACTTCTACATCATCTGCAAGAACAAATTTTCTTGACCATTTCCTAGCTGCAATACCAGTATGAATTGCATGATTATTTGCAATCCTTTCTGGATTTGGATTCTCTTTATCACCAACGACTTTTAGTTCATTTTCTTGAACTGTAATATCGATATGGTCTTTACCGAATCCAGCACACGCAATCTCGATAACGAAGTGTTCGTCATCAATTTTTGTGATATTATAAGGTGGGTATGATTGACTGTTGTTTCTTTGAACATCATCTATTCTTCGAAAGAAGTCATCAATACCAATTGAGAATGGACTTGCAAGTTTCATCATTTCCTGTAAGTCCAGCGTAGTTAATTTTACCATTTTTGCCTCCTGTGTTTAGCAAGGTTAAATTGTATATGGAGTCTCCCATTGAGCACTCCTATTAGTATATATAAGGATTAATCTTTAGATTTCAAGTCTTTTTCAACAAATTCTTTAACTTTATCTAATTTATACCATAAACTAGAGTAAATTGTCTCTCTACCATCTGGATAACTTACAATATATCGTTTATATCCAAAAGGTCTTTCGGAGAAGATTCTTACATCTCCATAACTTTCTTCTAATAATCTCATATAGTACCTATTATCTCATAAAACTGAGATTTGTCAACGATTTAAAACATATGCATTATTCATAACTACATACCAACCAAAAATATTCACTTGTTCTAACACCTCTTCATTATCTCTGTGAAAGAATCCTAGTTCAGATAACATGTAACTAGTTACTGCTTTGTGTACTATTAAGTGATATAAATCTGGACTTTCTGCTAGAAAAGGATTTGCTTCCTGTCCTTTCTCTAGTTCTACAGCTCTATGTGTCGTATAAACATCTAATATAGTCCA